TCTTGGTCGGAAAGCCCTCAGCAATAGCTGGGGGTTTTTCATTTAAAACAAAAGCTACTGCAAATGATTATCTTAATATGATAGTTCTACAACCAATTACTACAGCACAGACGATTAACATCGTTCCAAGACAATATGTCGAGGCTAACGACCTACAGCTTGTAATTACACAAGACGGAACTAAGAAGTCACAGACATTAACTGGGCTTACTTCTGCGATCGTAGGTAACTATATTCAGATTTCAATCACCTCTAACATACTAACTGAAGGTAAACTATATGCGATTGAGCTTACACAAGGCTCAACGCTATTGTTTAGAGACAAAATATACTGCACATCTCAAACAGATAAAGATGTAGCACATACCTTAAACACTGGCCAATATGATCAGCATCAAGCTTATCCTACTGGGCAGCAATATATCATGAGATAATGGAAGAGAAAAAGAATAACATAAGATTTGTAGCTATGTCATCTTATGCAGCTCCTGAATATAAGGAGGTGTACAACAAGGACTGGGTTTTATACCAAGACGAGTATGGCAATAACTACTTCAAGTCTTTAATTGAAAGATATCTAGACAGCCCCACCAATGCGTGCTGTATTAACGGTATCTCAGAGATGATCTACGGAAGAGGGCTAGAGGCTACAGACTCAGGAGAAAAGCCTGAGATGTACGCTCAAATGAGGTTACTTCTTAAACCTAGTTGCCTTAGAAAAGTTACTAGTGACTTTAAATTGCTAGGTCAAGCTGCTATGCAGATTGTCTACAATAAATCTAAGACTAGAATCACTCAAGTATTACACTTCCCTATGGAGACTTTGGCTGCAGAGAAAGCTAAAGACGGTAAGATTAAAGCTTACTACTACCATCCAGATTGGGACAAGATGAAGCCTTCTGACGAGCCTAAGAGAATCCCTTCTTTCGGTAATGGCTCTAAGAGTGAGCTTATCGAGTTATATATCATCAAGCCTTACAGAGCTGGTTTCTATTATTGGTCTCCTGCTGATTACCAAGCTTGTGTACAATACGCTGATCTAGAAAGAGAAATATCTAACTACCATATTAGCAATATCCAGAATGGGATTCAGCCATCACTTTTCATTAATTTCAACAATGGCGTGCCTGATGAAGAGGCACAGCAATTGATTGAGAATAAGATCTCAGAGAAGTTTGGCGGTACTTCTAACTCAGGTAAAGCTGTAATTGCATTTAATGAGGATCCTGAGAGAAAGGCTACTATTGAGCCTATTCACTTGCCAGATGCCCACGCACAATACCAATTCTATGCTGATGAGGCTAGAGAGAAGATTATGCTAGGACACAGAATCGTGTCTCCAATTCTATTGGGTATTAAGGATAATACTGGTTTTGGAAACAACGCTGAAGAGCTTAGAACAGCTTCTGTGATTATGGACAATATGGTTATCAGACCATTCCAGAATATCATCGTAGAGGCCTTAGAAGAGATCCTAGCGTTCAACGGTATCTACTTGAACTTATACTTCGTTACACTACAGCCTATCGAGTTTACTGAGCTAGATAACATCGCTACTCAAGTTAAGCGTGAGGAAGAGACTGGTGAGAAGTTGTCAAGTGATAGCTGGGTAGAAAAACTGAAGTCAATATTTAAAAAACAAGAAGCATAATGCAGGCTCTATTTATAACAGACAACGAATTGAGACGACGTTCCATCATAGGTGGTAACGTCGACTCAGATAAGTTCATTCAGTTCATTGAGGCAGCTCAGGATACGCATATTCAAAACTATCTAGGGACATTGCTGTACAATAAGCTACAGACATTGATCATAAACGGTACTATTGACGATGCAGGTAACTCTGACTATAAGAACCTACTAGACACTTATATCGCTCCAATGCTTGTTTGGTACGCACAAGCTGACTACTATATGTTTGCTCCTTTCCAGATTTCAAATGGAGGCGTATTTAAACATAGAAGTGAAAGCTCTGAAACCCCATCTATGGATGAGGTTCAGATGCTCTCTACTAGATGCAAGAGTCAAGCCGAGTTTTATACTAGAAGATTCCAAGATCACATGGACTTTTACAGCTATTTGTACCCAGAATACATCCAATCCACCAATGGTGAAATGTATCCTGACAGAAAATACGGATTCACATCTTGGGTACTATAATGACTGAGAACAAAAAGAATACTTATAAGCCTAAAGAGAAGAACGTTGCTAAGTTGCAGCAGTTCTTGCTACGGCTAGAGAACAAGAACATTAAAAAAGACAGCAATGAGTTGTGATATTTCAATAGGAAGAACCCTTAGATGCAAGGAGTCAGTAGGTGGTATAAAGAACATTTACTTTGTCCCTTTTGGTTCAATGGGCACGGTTACTTTGGATAGCTGGAACCGCATACAAGCGGTTACTGGTACTCCTTATGCGTTCAAGTTTGAAGTGATTAGAGATGCTGATTTGGATCAGAGAATTCAATCTAGTGCGGTAAATGGCACTACTTTTGTAGAACAGACATTGAAAGCTACGCTTAAACAGTTGGACTTCGCTACTGACAATGTGATTATGAAGTTATCTTACAGCAGGCCTCACGTCATCGTTGAGGACCTGAATGGTAATTACTTTATGATCGGCTATAATAATGGAGTAGATATGCGTACCAGTAACGTAAAGACTGGTAGAGCTATGGGGGATCTGTCTGGTTATGAATTAACGTTTACTGGAGAAGAGAAGTTACTTGCTAATTACTTAGTAGGAACACCACTTGACTTAGGGTTTGATGTAGTTGACGATTCTTACGAATACTTTGTTGACTTGTTTATAGCAAGAGTATTAGGTGATGGTGGCTCTGTGGAAGCCACCGATTGTGCTTTACAAGATTTAGCAGATCTTGCCACTGAATAAGTTATACAACAAATGAATATTTTTTAATCTACTTAACAAGAAAACAATAAGGTATGAGTTACTGGGGCATAGCGGCAAACACAATAAGTTGGGGAACAATATATAATCAAAGCGAAGTAGGTGAGTACATCTTCCTTACTTGTGTAGGCGATGGTAACGACTTTTATAAAAGGTTGTCAAGTGCAAGTGCTACTATGGAATCACAAGACTGTTTAGTAAACAATATGAATAAATCTTTAAGATAATGAGCAAATATGATAACGCTTCTTTAGTACAAATACCATCGGGATACAAGGCAGGGACTTTGTATTCTGTGCTACCTGCCAATGGAGATGGTGACTTTGATTTCACAAGGGCTTCTATTGCTACAAGGGTTAACGCTGATGGGTTAATTGAGACAGTAGCAAGTGGAGTTCCAAGATTGGATTATCCTATTCTAAATGGGGTTGTTCAGTCGTGTCCTGCTTTGTTGTTAGAACCTGCGAGGACTAACGAATTGTTATATTCTCAAGAGTTGGACAATGCTTGGTGGGCTAAAACAGATGTGAGTATTTCTGCGAACTCTATTGCATCTCCTGATGGTTCTTTAACTGCTGATTTAATCACGGAGTCTGCTACAACTGGGCTACACAGAGTTTATAGAACATTGACTCCAAACGGAAACAACTCTTTTTCCTTCTTCGTTAAAAGCAATGGAGTTAGGTGGATTGTATTAGCTGCTGGAAACACAACAAACTTTGGAGTTCATACATCTTTTGATATACAGAACGGAGTAGTTGGAACGAGTCTTATAGGAACTTCAAAAATAGAGAATTACGGAAATGGATGGTATAGATGTATTGTCAGTGGATTAGCTAATGGTGGAGCAACAAGTCTTAATTTATACTTGTGTGACGGAGACAATGTTATAAGCTATACTGGAGATGGGACTTCTGGTGTTTATGCTTGGGGAGCACAACTCGAAGCAGGAAGCTATGCTACTTCATACATTCCAACATCAGGAACTACAATAACAAGAGCAGCAGAAGTATGTAACGGAGCAGGTACATCTGCTGAGTTTAATGATTCAGAAGGGGTATTGTTTGCTGAGATTAGTGCTTTAGCTAATGATGGAATTATAAGAGCCATTGCTATATCTGATGGTACTGGATTTAATAGAGTTAATATAAGATATACTGGTACAAGTAATCAAGTTGAGTATTCTTTATTTGTTAATGGACAAACCACAAAAACATTATTTCATAGTATTTTAGACTCAACTATAACATCTAAAATTTCTGTTCATTGGAAGACAAACGATTTGAAGTTTTATGTAAATGGTTTTTTAGTGGGGTCCATTTCTTCTGCTGTTATGATGCCTAATAATACATTAAATCAGCTTAGATTTGATAGTGGAGCAGGATTATCTCCTTTCTACGGAAAAACCAAACAACTAATAGCATTTGATGCAGCATTAACTGATGAGCAATTAGAAGACTTAACCTCTTGGGATTCATTTATTGAAATGGCTCAAGCACAACAATACTTAATATACTAACTATGAGTGCAACATTAAAATTCGGTGCGGGGTCTTGGGCAGCTAAAGCAGGTTCTGTCCTTGCGTATAACGATTTGAACAATAACTTTAAGCCCCTGCCTTTTACATTTACAAGGGCAAGTACTGCTACAAGAGTAAACGAGAGTGGACTCATAGAAAGTGTAGCAAGTGGTGTACCAAGAATCGACTTCTTAAACAACGCTGATGGACATTTGCTATTAGAGCCAAGTAGGACTAATTCAGCTTTGTATAGTGAACAATACGGAAACTCTCTTATAAATGTTACTGTTTCAAGAAACGATGTATCATCTCCAGATGGAGAAGTGACTGCCGACAGAATCATAGATAATTCGTCTAACGGAGAACACTTATTAAGTTATAATAGT